GATCAGTTAAGGATCAGTTGACCGATCCAGTGGCTGTGTAAGAATCCGGAAACGCTCACTTGTTTCCGGATTTTTTTATGCACATTGGACAGGCTCTTGATCTGGTATCCCGTTACGATTCTCTGCGTAACCCACTGACTTCTCTGGGGGATTACCTCGACCCCGAACTCATCTCTCGTTGCCTTGCCGAATCAGGTACTGTAACGCTACGCAAGCGCCGTCTTCCCCTCGAAATGATGGTCTGGTGTATTGTTGGCATGGCGCTTGAGCGTAAAGAACCTCTTCACCAGATTGTGAATCGCCTGGACATCATGCTGCCGGGCAATCGCCCCTTCGTTGCCCCCAGTGCCGTTATTCAGGCCCGCCAGCGCCTGGGAAGTGAGGCTGTCCGCCGCGTGTTCACGAAAACAGCGCAGCTCTGGCATAACGCCACGCCGCATCCGCACTGGTGCGGCCTGACCCTGCTGGCCATCGATGGTGTGTTCTGGCGCACACCGGATACACCAGAGAACGATGCAGCCTTCCCCCGCCAGACACATGCCGGGAACCCGGCGCTCTACCCGCAGGTCAAAATGGTCTGCCAGATGGAACTGACCAGCCATCTGCTGACGGCTGCAGCCTTCGGCACGATGAAGAACAGCGAAAATGAGCTTGCTGAGCAACTTATAGAACAAACCGGCGATAACACTCTGACGTTAATGGACAAAGGTTATTACTCACTGGGACTGTTAAATGCCTGGAGCCTGGCGGGAGAACACCGCCACTGGATGATACCTCTCAGAAAGGGAGCGCAATATGAAGAGATCAGAAAACTGGGTAAAGGCGATCATCTGGTGAAGCTGAAAACCAGCCCGCAGGCACGAAAAAAGTGGCCGGGACTGGGAAATGAAGTGACTGCCCGCCTGCTGACCGTGACGCGCAAAGGAAAAGTCTGCCATCTGCTGACGTCGATGACGGACGCCATGCGCTTCCCCGGAGGAGAAATGGGGGATCTGTACAGTCATCGCTGGGAAATCGAACTGGGATACAGGGAGATAAAACAGACGATGCAACGGAGCAGGCTGACGCTGAGAAGTAAAAAGCCGGAGCTTGTGGAGCAAGAGCTGTGGGGTGTCTTACTGGCTTATAATCTGGTGAGATATCAGATGATTAAAATGGCGGAACATCTGAAAGGTTACTGGCCGAATCAACTGAGTTTCTCAGAATCATGCGGAATGGTGATGAGAATGCTGATGACATTGCAGGGCGCTTCACCGGGACGTATACCGGAGCTGATGCGCGATCTTGCAAGTATGGGACAACTTGTGAAATTACCGACAAGAAGGGAAAGGGCCTTCCCGAGAGTGGTAAAGGAGAGGCCCTGGAAATACCCCACAGCCCCGAAAAAGAGCCAGTCAGTTGCTTAACTGACTGGCATTACCTCTTTGAAGGCGGTTTTTTTTGCGCTTGATTGCATGATTTTGCACGTCAATAAGTTCGTATTGACATATCCATAATGTCTGTTCTGGCGCGGATTCAGCTAATGCGGGCAACTGCATTAAAATCGTCCCACGAAGCGGGCGGGCGAGGCGGGGAAAGCACTGCGCGCTGGCGGGGGTGCTGATTTTATTTTTTCAGCGTCTGAGCGCGTCGTGATGGCGTTTAGATTGTGCGCCGTGGCGTTGGTGTGTCTGCGGGGTGTTTTGTGCGGTGGTGAGCGTGTGAGGGCGTGATGACGGGGTGTAAAAAAGCCGCCCGCAGGCGGCGATGTTCAGCCGTTGTCGGTGTCCAGTGAGTAGTTTTTAAAGCGGATGACCTCCTGACCGAGCCAGCCGTTTATCTCGCGGATCCTGTCCTGTAACGGGATAAGCTCATTGCGGACAAAGACCTTTGCCACTTTCTCAATATCACCCAGCGACCCGACGTTCTCCGGCTTACCGCCCATCAACTGAAAGGGGATGCGGTGCGCGTCCAGCAGGTCAGCGGCGCTTGCTTTTTTGATATTAAAAAAATCGTCCTTCGTTGCCACTTCACTGAGCGGGATAATTTTAATGCCGTCGGCTTTCCCCTGTGGGGCATAGAGAAACAGATTTTTAAAGTTGTTGCGGCCTTTCGACTTAACCATGTTTTCGCGAAGCATTTCGATATCGTTGCGATCCTGCACGGCATCGGTGACGTACATGATGTATCCGGCATGTGCGCCGTTTTCGTAATACTTGCGGCGGAACAGCGTGGCCGATTCATTCAGCCAGGCAGAGTTAAGGGCGCTGAGATATTCCGGCAGGCCGTACAGCTCCTGATTAATATCCGGCTCCAGCAGGTGAAACACGGAGCCGGGCGCGAAAGGTGTCGGCTCGTTGAAGGACGGCACCCACCAGTAAACATCCTCCTCAACACCACGGCGGGGATATTTTGCCGGTGAGGTTTCCAGTCTGATGACCTTACCGGTGGTGCTGTAGCGCTTTTCCAGAAACGCATTACCGAACACCAGAAAATCCAGCACAAAGCGGCTGAAATCCTGCTGGGAAAGCCACGGATGCGGGATAAATGTCGAGGCCAGAATATTGCGTTTAACGTAAATCGGTGAGCTGTGATGCACGGCAGCACGCAGGCTTTTTGCCAGACCGGTAAAGCTGATTGGTGGCTCATACCATCTGCCGTTACTGATGCATTCGACGTAATCCAGAATGTCACGGCGGTCGAGTACCGGCACCGGCTCACCAAAGGTGAATGCCTCCATTTTCGGGGCGCTGGCGGTCATTGTTTTTGCCGCAGGTTGCGGTGTTTTCCCTTTTTTCTTGCTCATCAGTAAAACTCCAGAATGGTGGATGTCAGCGGGGTGCTGATACCGGCGGTGAGTGGCTCATTTAACAGGGCGTGCATGGTCGCCCAGGCGAGGTCGGCGTGGCTGGCTTCCTCGCTGCGGCTGGCCTCATAGGTGGCGCTGCGTCCGCTGCTGGTCATGGTCTTGCGGATAGCCATAAACGAGCTGGTGATGTCGGTGGCGCTGACGTCATATTCCAGACAGCCACGGCGGATGACGTCTTTTGCCTTGAGCACCATTGCGGTTTTCATTTCCGGCGTGTAGCGGATGTCGCGCGCGGCGGGATAGAACGAGCGCACAAGCTGGAACACGCCGACACCGAGGCCGGTGGCATCAATACCGATGTATTCGACGTTGTATTTTTCGGTGAGTTTGCGGATGGATTCCGCCTGGGTGGCAAAGTCCATGCCTTTCCACTGGTGACGCTCAAGTATTCTGAATTTGCCACCGGCCACCACCGGCGGTGCCAGTACCACGCATCCGGCGCTGTCGCCACGGTGTGACGGGTCGTAACCAATCCATACCGGTCGGGAGCCGAACGGATTTGCGGCAAACGGCGCATAGTCTTCCCATTCTTCCAGCGTGTCGACCATGCAGCGTTGCAGCTCCTCGAACGGGAACACCGACGCCTTGTCGTCAACAAATTCACACATGAACAGGTTTTTAAAATCGTCGGCGCTGTTTTCACGTTTAAGCTGCTCAATGTCGAACAGTGTGCAGCCGCCTTTCAGGGCGTCCTCAATGGTGACAATCTGCCGCCACTGGCCGTCCGCACAGAGAAGACCACCGGCAAGGGCGTTATGACTGACGTCGATTTCCACGCGTTCGGCGGCGCTGGCGCGTCCCCGGTTGAACAGTTCACCCGACCAGAACGGGTAGGCGTCGTGCGCCAGCGTGGACGGGGTGGAGAAATAGGTCGAGCGCAGGTGACTCTGTGAGGCCATACCTGATGCCACCTTACGCAGTACCTGAAAATTCGGGATCCAGAAAATCTCGTCGACGTACAGGTCGCCGTTATGGCTCTGCGCGGTGTTGGAGTTGGTGCCGAGAAAAATCAGTTTTGCGCCGTTATTGCCCAGGACAATCGGGTCACCGGTCAGGTCAACGTCAACCAGACGGGCAAAGGCGATGATGTATTCGCGGAACACATACGCCTGCGTTTTACTGGCCGACAGAAAAATCTGGTTATGGCCGGTTTTCAGGGCGCGCAGCAGCGCCTCGCGGGAAAAATAAAACGTTGCGCCAATCTGGCGGGATTTCAGGATATCGCGGATGCGGTGCTCAAGCCCGGCACGATACCAGTGCAACTGATAGTCGAAAGACTGCTCAAAGAAAATCTGCTCCAGCTTTTCGATGGCCTCGTCACTGAAAAAATTCTTTTTCGGTTTGCGACGCCCGCCTTTGTTGCGGTTAGCGACGTTCGGATTAAGGTCTGCCTCGTTGCCGGTCTGGCTGTAGCGGTTTACCCGTGCCAGTCGTTCAATCTGGCGTCCCAGCAGGTCAATTTCCTTGAAGTCACCGCCGGTTTTCTGCGGTTTGATGATGAGCTGGGTCAGCCGCGCTTCCAGGCTCATTTCGACACGGCTGATGGGGGCAACGCTGTCCCAGCCGTCGCGCTGTTTCCAGCTCTGCACCGTCGGGCGTTTCATCTGCAACATGGCGGCAATCTGCGGCACGGAAAACCCCTGCCAGTACAGCAGCGCCGCCTGACGACGCGGGTCGTGTAAAAGAGTGGTGTCTGTGGTGATGGTCATGAATACCTCGCCGTGATGAATACACGGCAAGGCTACTGAGTCGCGCCCCGCGATTCGCTAAGGTGCTGTTGTGTCAGTGATAAGCCATCCGGGACTGATGGCGGAGGATGCGCATCGTCGGGAAACTGATGCCGACATGTGACTCCTCTAATCACTATTCAGGACTCCTGACAATGGCAAAAAAAGTCTCAAAATTCTTTCGTATCGGCGTTGAGGGTGACACCTGTGACGGGCGTGTCATCAGTGCGCAGGATATTCAGGAAATGGCCGAAACCTTTGACCCGCGTGTTTATGGTTGCCGTATTAACCTGGAACATCTGCGCGGCATCCTGCCTGACGGTATTTTTAAACGTTATGGCGATGTGGCCGAACTGAAGGCCGAAAAGATTGACGATGATTCGGCGCTGAAAGGCAAATGGGCGCTGTTTGCGAAAATCACCCCGACAGATGACCTTATCGCGATGAACAAGGCCGCGCAGAAGGTCTACACCTCAATGGAAATTCAGCCGAACTTTGCCAACACCGGCAAATGTTATCTGGTGGGGCTGGCCGTCACCGATGACCCGGCAAGCCTCGGCACGGAATACCTGGAATTCTGCCGCACGGCAAAACACAACCCCCTGAACCGCTTCAAATTAAGCCCTGAAAACCTGATTTCAGTGGCAACGCCTGTTGAGCTGGAATTTGAAGACCTGCCTGAAACCGTGTTCACCGCCCTGACCGAAAAGGTGAAATCCATTTTTGGCCGCAAACAGGCCAGCGATGACGCCCGTCTGAATGACGTGCATGAAGCGGTGACCGCTGTTGCTGAACATGTGCAGGAAAAACTGAGCGCCACTGAGCAGCGCCTCTCTGAGATGGAAACCGCCTTTTCCGCACTTAAGCAGGAGGTGACTGACAGGGCGGATGAAACCAGCCAGGCATTCACCCGCCTGAAAAACAGTCTCGACCACACCGAAAGTCTGACCCAGCAGCGCCGCAGCAAGGCCACCGGTGGTGGCGGTGATGCCCTGCTGACGAACTGCTGACCGGCGTCAGTCAGTCCGGGAAAACCTTCACGATTAACCCTTAATTTCAGGAAAAACTATGCGCCAGGAAACCCGCTTTAAATTTAATGCTTACCTGTCCCGTGTTGCCGAACTGAACGGCATCGACGCCGGTGATGTGTCGAAAAAATTCACCGTTGAACCGTCGGTCACCCAGACCCTGATGAACACCATGCAGGAGTCCTCTGACTTTCTGACCCGCATCAACATTGTGCCGGTCAGCGAAATGAAAGGGGAAAAAATTGGCATCGGTGTCACCGGCTCCATCGCCAGCACCACCGACACCGCCGGTGGCACCGAGCGTCAGCCGAAGGACTTCTCGAAGCTGGCGTCTAACAAGTACGAATGCGACCAGATTAACTTCGATTTTTATATCCGCTACAAAACGCTGGACCTGTGGGCGCGTTATCAGGATTTCCAGCTCCGTATCCGTAACGCCATTATCAAACGCCAGTCCCTTGATTTAATCATGGCCGGTTTTAACGGCGTGAGGCGTGCCGAAACCTCTGACCGCAGCAGCAATCCGATGCTGCAGGATGTGGCGGTCGGCTGGCTGCAGAAATACCGCAATGAAGCCCCGGCGCGCGTGATGAGCAAGGTCACTGACGAGGAAGGTCACACGACCTCTGAGGTCATCCGCGTGGGTAAGGGCGGTGATTATGCCAGCCTCGATGCACTGGTGATGGATGCGACCAACAACCTGATTGAGCCGTGGTATCAGGAAGACCCTGACCTTGTGGTGATTGTGGGGCGTCAGCTACTGGCGGACAAGTATTTCCCCATCGTTAACAAGGAGCAGGACAACAGCGAGATGCTGGCCGCTGACGTCATCATCAGCCAGAAACGCATCGGCAACCTGCCGGCGGTACGCGTCCCGTACTTCCCGGCGGATGCGATGCTCATCACGAAGCTGGAAAACCTGTCCATCTACTACATGGATGACAGCCATCGCCGCGTGATTGAGGAAAACCCGAAACTCGACCGCGTGGAGAACTACGAGTCAATGAATATTGATTACGTGGTGGAAGACTACGCCGCCGGTTGCCTGGTGGAAAAAATTAAGGTCGGTGATTTCTCCACACCGGCTAAGGCGACCGCAGAGCCGGGAGCGTAACCGATGACGAGTCCCGCACAGCGCCACATGATGCGGGTCTCGGCAGCGATGACCGCGCAGCGGGAAGCCGCCCCGCTGCGACATGCAACTGTCTATGAGCAGATGCTGGTTAAGCTCGCCGCAGACCAGCGCACACTGAAAGCGATTTATTCAAAAGAGCTTAAGGCCGCGAAAAAGCGCGAACTGCTGCCGTTCTGGTTGCCGTGGGTGAACGGCGTGCTGGAGCAGGGCAAAGGTGCACAGGATGACATTCTGATGACGGTCATGCTGTGGCGTCTGGATACCGGCGATATTGCCGGTGCGCTGGAGATTGCCCGTTATGCCCTGAAGTACGGTCTGACCATGCCGGGTAAACACCGCCGCACCCCGCCGTACATGTTCACCGAGGAGGTGGCGCTCGCGGCCATGCGCGCTCACGCTGCCGGTGAGTCTGTGGATACCCGCCTGCTGACGGACACCCTTGAACTGACCGCCACGGCAGACATGCCTGATGAAGTGCGCGCAAAGCTGCACAAAATCACCGGTCTGTTTCTGCGTGACGCTGGTGATGCCGCAGGTGCGCTGGCGCACCTGCAACGTGCGACACAGCTCGACTGTCAGGCAGGCGTCAGAAAAGAGATTGAACGACTGGAGCGGGAGCTGAAACCGAAGCCGGAGCCGCAGCCCGAAGCGGTCACCCGTGCCCCGCGTAAGACCCGGAGCGTGACACCGGCAAAACGTGGACGCCCGAAAAAGAAAGCCAGTTAACAACGAATGCGCCCCGCGCCAGGGCGGCACGCCGGTCAGTGAGGGTGAATCACCTGACGCTGTACCGGCGTCCACCGCCCGACTTTTCAGAGGTAGTCATGATGACGCTGATTATTCCGCGAAAGGAGGCTCCCGTGTCCGGTGAGGGTACGGTGGTCATCCCGCAACCGGCAGGCGACGAGCCGGTGATTAAAAACACGTTCTTTTTTCCCGATATCGACCCGAAGCGCGTCCGGGAACGTATGCGCCTTGAGCAGACCGTCGCCCCCGCCCGTCTGCGTGAGGCCATCAAGTCAGGCATGGCTGAAACAAATGCGGAGCTGTACGAGTACCGCGAACAGAAAATTGCCGCCGGTTTTACGCGTCTGGCGGACGTTCCGGCGGACGACATCGACGGTGAAAGTATCAAAGTTTTTTACTACGAGCGCGCCGTGTGTGCGATGGCGACCGCGTCGCTTTATGAGCGTTATCGCGGCGTGGATGCCAGTGCGAAAGGCGACAAGAAGGCTGACAGCATTGACAGCACCATTGATGAACTGTGGCGGGATATGCGCTGGGCGGTGGCGCGTATCCAGGACAAGCCGCGCTGCATCGTGAGTCAAATCTGATGAAGACCTTTGCGCTACAGGGCGACACGCTCGACGCCATTTGTGTCCGGTATTACGGGCGCACTGAGGGCGTGGTTGAGACCGTGCTCGCCGCAAATCCGGGACTGGCTGAACTGGGTGCGGTGCTGCCACACGGCACCGCCGTCGAACTGCCCGACGTTCAGACCGCGCCCGTGGCTGAAACTGTCAATCTGTGGGAGTAACGCATGACAGCAGAAGAAAAAAGCGTCCTGTCGCTTTTCATGATTGGGGTGCTGATTGTTGTCGGCAAGGTGCTTGCCGGTGGTGAACCCATCACCCCGCGTCTGTTTATCGGGCGCATGTTGCTCGGTGGTTTTGTCTCGATGGTTGCCGGTGTTGTTCTGGTGCAGTTTCCTGACCTGTCACTGCCTGCAGTGTGCGGCATCGGCTCCATGCTGGGTATCGCCGGTTATCAGGTGATTGAGATTGCCATTCAGCGCCGTTTTAAGGGCAGGGGGAAACAGTAATGCCGGTAATTAACACGCATCAGAATATCGCGGCCTTTCTCGACATGCTGGCCGTGTCCGAAGGGACGGCGAATCATCCGCTGACGAAAAACCGGGGCTATGACGTGATAGTCACCGGACTGGACGGGAAGCCGGAAATTTTCACCGACTACAGTGACCACCCGTTCGCACATGGCCGACCGGCGAAGGTGTTTAACCGTCGCGGTGAAAAATCCACGGCCTCCGGTCGCTATCAGCAACTTTACCTGTTCTGGCCGCATTACCGCAAACAGCTTGCCCTGCCGGATTTCAGTCCGTTGTCACAGGACAGACTTGCCATTCAGTTGATCCGCGAACGCGGTGCACTGGATGACATCCGGGCGGGACGCATTGAGCGCGCCATTTCACGCTGTCGCAATATCTGGGCGTCCCTGCCGGGTGCCGGTTACGGTCAGCGTGAGCATTCACTGGAAAAACTGGTCACCGTCTGGCGTACCGCTGGCGGCGTACCGGCTTAAACGGAGTAAACACCATGAAGAAATTATCCCTTTCACTGATGCTGAACGTGTCGCTGGCGCTGATGCTGGCACTGTCCCTGATTTATCCGCAGAGCGTGGCCGTCAGTTTTGTCGCTGCCTGGGCGATTCTGGCGACGGTTATCTGTGTGGTTGCCGGTGGTGTCGGCATGTATGCCACTGAGTATGTGCTGGAACGCTACGGGCGGGAGCTTCCGCCGGAATCGCTGGCCGTGAAGATTGTCACGTCGCTGTTTTTGCAGCCGGTGCCGTGGCGCAGACGGGCAGCGGCTCTGGTGGTGATGGTGGCGACGTTTATCTCGCTGGTCGCCGCCGGATGGATTTTTACCGCGCTGATTTATCTCGTGGCGTCACTGTTTTTCCGGCTGATACGTACGGCCTGCCGTCAGCGTTTTGGGGGGCGGGAACCATGTCAAAGCTGATGATTGTGCTGGTTGTGTTGTTATCACTGGCGGTGGTAGGTCTGTTTCTGGCGAAGCATGAAAACGCCAGCCTGCGCACCTCACTGGACAGGGCGAGCAACGTCGCCAGCGGGCAGCAGACGACCATCACCATGCTGAAAAATCAGCTTCATGTTGCGCTCACCAGGGCAGACAAAAACGAGCTGGCGCAGGTGGCACTGCGTCAGGAACTGGAGAACGCCGCGAAGCGTGAAGCACAGCGCGAGAAAACCATCACGAGGTTACTCAATGAAAACGAAGATTTTCGCCGCTGGTATGGTGCTGACCTGCCTGATGCTGTGCGCCGGTTGCACCAGCGCCCCGCCTGCACCGACGCCAGTGATTGTCGCCAACGCCTGCCCGAAAGTGAGCCTTTGCCCGATGCCGGGCAGTGACCCGGAGACGAACGGCGATTTAAGTGCCGATATCCGACAGCTTGAGAACGCGCTGGCACGCTGTGCCAGCCAGGGAAAAATGATTAAACACTGTCAGGACGAAAACGATGCTCAAACCCGACAGCCTGCGCAGGGCGCTGACTGATGCCGTCACGGTGCTGAAAACCAGTCCCGAGATGCTGCGGATATTCGTTGATAACGGGAGTATTGCCTCCACGCTGGCGACGTCGTTGTCATTCGAAAAGCGTTACACGCTCAATGTGATTGTGACCGACTTTACCGGTGATTTTGACCTGCTCATCGTGCCGGTGCTGGCGTGGCTGCGGGAAAATCAGCCCGACATCATGACCACCGACGCAGGCCAGAAAAAGGGCTTCACGTTTTATGCGGACATCAACAATGACAGCAGCTTTGATATCAGCATCAGCCTGATGCTGACCGAGCGCACGCTGGTCAGTGAGGTGGACGGCGCGCTGCATGTGAAGAATATCCCGGAACCCCCGCCGCCGGAGCCGGTCACCCGCCCGATGGAGCTTTATATCAATGGTGAACTGGTGAGTAAGTGGGATGAATGAGTTTAAGCGTTTTGAAGACCGGCTGACCGGACTGATTGAGTCGCTGTCACCGTCAGGGCGTCGGCGACTGAGCGCCGAACTGGCGAAACGTCTGCGTCAGAGTCAGCAGCGCCGGGTGATGGCACAGAAAGCCCCGGACGGCACACCCTACGCACCACGCCAGCAGCAGAGCGCCAGAAAAAAGACCGGTCGCGTTAAGCGAAAAATGTTTGCGAAACTTATCACCAGTCGTTTTTTGCATATCCGCGCCAGCCCGGAGCAGGCATCAATGGAGTTTTACGGCGGGAAGTCGCCGAAAATCGCCAGTGTGCATCAGTTCGGTCTGTCGGAAGAAAACCGGAAAGACGGTAAGAAAATTGATTATCCGGCGCGTCCTCTGCTCGGCTTTACCGGTGAGGATGTGCAGATGATTGAAGAGATTATCCTGGCTCACCTCGACCGTTAGTTGTGCCATTCCCGACACCTCATCGGCACATTGCCGCCGGTATGACCCGGCGGCATCCTTCCCGTTATGAACACTCTCGCAAATATTCAGGAACTCGCGCGCGCACTGCGCAACATGATCCGCACCGGCATTATCGTCGAAACCGACCTTAACGCCGGTCGCTGCCGTGTGCAGACCGGCGGCATGTGCACCGACTGGCTTCAGTGGCTGACCCATCGCGCCGGACGTTCGCGCACATGGTGGGCACCTTCCGTGGGGGAACAGGTGCTGATTCTGGCCGTGGGCGGTGAACTCGACACGGCGTTCGTTCTGCCGGGGATTTATTCCGGCGATAACCCCGCGCCGTCTGCGTCGGCGGATGCCCTGCATATCCGTTTCCCTGACGGGGCGGTGATTGAGTATGAACCCGAAACCAGTGCACTCACGGTAAGCGGAATTAAAACGGCCAGCGTGACGGCTTCTGATTCTGTTACTGCCACGGTGCCGGTGGTCATGGTGAAAGCGTCAACCCGCATCACCCTGGACACCCCGGAGGTGGTCTGCACCAACAGACTGATTACCGGCACGCTGGAAGTGCAGAAGGGCGGGACGATGCGCGGCAACATTAAACATACCGGCGGTGAACTCTCATCAAACGGTAAGGTACTGCATACCCATAAACACCCCGGCGACAGCGGCGGCACAACCGGGAGTCCTCTATGACAGCGCGTTATCTTGGAATGAATCGCAGTGATGGCCTGACTGTCACTGACCTTGAGCATATCAGCCAGAGTATCGGCGATATCCTGCGCACGCCGGTCGGCTCACGGGTGATGCGTCGTGATTACGGCTCATTGCTGGCGTCAATGATTGACCAGCCGCAGACCCCGGCGCTTGAGTTGCAGATTAAGGTCGCCTGTTACATGGCGGTGCTGAAATGGGAACCCCGCGTCACCCTGTCATCCGTCACCACTGAGCGCAGTTTTGACGGGCGAATGACGGTCACGTTAACCGGCCAGCACAACGACACCGGCCAGCCACTTTCGTTAACCATCCCTGTGAGTTGAAACCATGCCGATTATCGACCTGAACCAGCTACCCGCACCGGATGTGGTCGAGGAGCTGGACTTTGAAACCATTCTTGCCGAACGCAAGGCGACACTGATTTCCCTTTACCCGGAAGACCAGCAGGAGGCGGTTGCCCGTACCCTGACGCTGGAATCCGAGCCTCTCGTCAAACTGCTGGAGGAAAATGCTTATCGTGAGCTTATCTGGCGTCAGCGTGTGAATGAGGCCGCACGGGCGGTAATGCTGGCCTGTGCCGCCGGTAATGACCTTGATGTGATTGGTGCCAATTACAACACCACGCGCCTGATTATCACCCCGGCAGATGATTCGACCATCCCGCCGACACCGGCAGTGATGGAGTCTGACACCGATTATCGTCTGCGTATTCAGCAGGCGTTTGAGGGCTTAAGCGTCGCCGGGTCGGTGGGATCCTATCAGTATCATGGTCGCAGTGCCGACGGGCGTGTCGCGGATATTTCTGTCACCAGTCCGTCTCCGGCCTGCGTCACCATCTCTGTGCTGTCACGTGAAAATAACGGTGTGGCATCCGAAGACCTGCTGGCGGTGGTGCGCAACGCCCTTAATGGTGAGGACGTCAGACCGGTGGCCGACCGTGTGACCGTGCAGTCTGCCGTCATCGTTGAATACCAGATAAATGCCACGCTTTACCTTTATCCTGGCCCCGAAAGCGAACCCATTCGCGCTGCCGCCGTGAAAAAACTGGAAGCGTATATCACGGCACAGCACCGGCTGGGGCGCGACATCCGACTGTCTGCCATTTATGCCGCTTTGCATGTGGAAGGCGTGCAGCGTGTCGAGCTGGCCGCACCACTGGCCGACATTGTGCTCAACAGTACGCAGGCGTCTTTCTGTACCGAATACCGCGTCGTGACCGGAGGCTCGGATGAGTGATTCGCGCCTGCTGCCGACCGGCTCATCACCGCTTGAAGTTGCCGCCGCAAAAGCCTGTGCGGAAATTGAAAAAACGCCGGTCAGTATTCGTGAACTGTGGAACCCGAACACCTGTCCGGCAAATCTGCTGCCGTGGCTGGCGTGGGCGTTTTCGGTCGACAGGTGGGATGAAAAGTGGCCGGAAGCGATAAAACGCGCCGTTATCCGCGATGCCTATTTCATCCACTGTCATAAAGGCACGATAGGTGCAATCCGGCGTGTGGTGGAGCCGCTCGGCTATCTCATCAACGTGACGGAGTGGTGGGAAAACAGTGACCCGCCCGGCACCTTCCGGCTTGATATTGGTGTACTGGAAAGCGGTATCACAGAGGCAATGTATCAGGAAATGGAACGGCTGATTGCCGATGCCAAACCTGCAAGCCGCCACCTTATTGGCCTGAACATTACCCGGGACATTCCCGGCTACCTGTTCGCCGGTGGTGTGGCTTACGACGGCGATGTAATTACGGTTTACCCCGGATAAGTGAGGAATAATGAGCACAAAATTCAAAACCGTTATCACCACTGCCGGTGCAGCAAAGCTGGCAGCGGCAACCGCACCGGGAGGGCGGAAGGTCAACATTACCACGATGGCCGTCGGGGATGGCGGTGGTAAATTGCCTGTCCCGGATGCCGGACAGACCGGGCTTATCCACGAAGTCTGGCGACATGCGCTGAACAAAATCAGTCAGGACAAACGAAACAGTAATTATATTATCGCAGAACTGGTTATTCCGCCGGAGGTGGGCGGTTTCTGGATGCGTGAGCTTGGCCTGTACGATGATGCGGGAACATTAATTGCCGTGGCGAACATGGCCGAAAGTTATAAGCCAGCTCTTGCCGAAGGCTCAGGGCGTTCGCAGACCTGTCGCATGGTCATCATCGTCAGCAGTGTGGCCTCAGTGGCGCTGACCATTGACACCACAACGGTGATGGCAACGCAGGATTACGTTGATGACAAAATTGCAGAGCATGAACAGTCACGACGTCACCCGGACGCCTCGCTGACCGCAAAAGGTTTTACTCAGTTAAGCAATGCGACCAACAGCACGTCTGAAACACTGGCCGCAACGCCGAAAGCGGTAAAGGCCGCGTATGATCTTGCTAACGGGAAATACACTGCGCAGGATGCCACCACAGCGCGAAAAGGCCTTGTCCAGCTCAGTAGCGCCACCAACAGCACGTCTGAAACGCTCGCCGCAACACCAAAAGCGGTAAAGGCAGCATATGACCTTGCTAACGGGAAATACACTGCACAGGACGCCACCACAGCGCGAAAAGGTCTTGTCCAGCTCAGTAGCGCCACCAACAGCGATTCTGAAACGCTTGCGGCAACGCCAAAGGCGGTTAAGACAGCGTATGACCTTGCTAACGGGAAATACACTGCACAGGACGCCACCACGGCGCGGAAAGGTCTTGTTCAGCTCAGTAGCGCCACCAACAGTGATTCTGAAACGCTGGCCGCAACATCAAAAGCGGTGAAGTCTGCCTATGACAATGCTGAAAAACGTCTTCAGAAAGATCAGAACGGTGCGGATATTCCGGGAAAGGATACCTTCACGAAAAATATCGGTGCCTGTCGTGCTTATAGCGGCGCTTTGAGCACTGAAGCCGGAAACTGGACAACCGCTCAGTTTATTGAATGGCTGGATTCCCGTGGTGCATTTAATCATCCGTACTGGATGTGCAAAGGCTCCTGGTCATATGCAAATAACAAAATCATTACGGATACCGGATGTGGTGATATCCACCTGGCTGGTTGTGTCGTCGAGGTCATGGGAACTAAATCTGCAATCACTATCCGAGTGACCACGCCGACAACATCAAGTGGTGGCGGTACAACCAGCGCGCAATTCACTTACATTAATCATGGGGACGGCTACTCCCCCGGCTGGCGTCGTGACTGGAATCGTCAGGGCGACTCAATGACCGGAACGATTAATCAGGATGGCGGAAGCCAGAATGCCTATATGTCTACGGCCTTATGTTCAGGCACCAGAGGCGGCAAAAAATATCTCAGAAAGTTTCGTGGTGGAGAAGGAGACACTATCTGGCATGAAACAGTACAGGGCGGGGTAATTCGCTGGGCGACAGGAAACTATGACGCTCAGGAAGAATTATCACTCAGCTCCGCTTATGGTCTTCGTTCTAGAGGTGAAATTACATCACTCAGTGCTAATGGTCTGCGCATTGCTTATGGCAATTATGGATTCTTTATCAGGAATGATGGTGGCAGCACATATTTAATGCTGACGGCCTCTGGTGATAAATTTGGGACATGGAACGGTTTAAGGCCGCTGACTATCAATAACGCTAATGGCGGAGTGTCAATGGGGCATGGCCTGAGTGTTACTGGTGATATTGCCTCAAGTACCAAAGTACGTGCCGGTAGCGGGAAAAAGTTCACGGTCAGCAGCAGCAATACATCCACGAAGGAAGCCGCATTCAATTTGTGGGGAAACTCAAGTCGTCCGGTGGTGGCTGAATTAGGTGATGATGCAGGCTGGCATTTTTACAGTCAGAGAAATACAGATAACAGCATCACTTTTGCTGTTAACGGTCAGGTATCACCATCTAACTACAGTAATTTTGATTCACGTTATGTACGCGATATCCGGCTTGGGACTCGAGTTGTCCAGACCATGCAGAAAGGGGTGATGTATGAGAAAGCAGGGCACGTAATTACCGGGCTTGGTATTGTCGGTGAAGTCGATGGTGATGACCCCGCAGTATTCAGACCAATACAAAAATACATCAATGGAACATGGTATAACGTCGCACAGGTGTAATTTATGCAGCATTTAAAAAATATTACTGCGGGTAATCCAAAAACTGTTGCCCAATATCAACTGACAAAAAATTTTGATGTTATCTGGTTATGGTCCGAAGAGGGAAAAAACTGGTATGAGGAAGTAAGTAATTTTCAGGAAGACACGATAAAGATTGTTTACGACGAGAATAATATAATTGTCGGCATCACCAGAGATGCTTCAACGCTCAACCCTGAAGGTTATAGCGTTGTCGAGGTTCCTGATATTACCGCCAACCGACGTGCTGATGACTCAGGTAAATGGATGTTTAAGGATGGTGCCGTGATTAAGCGGATTTATACGGCAGACGAACAGCAACAACAGGCAGAATCACAAAAGGTCGCGTTACTTTCCGAAGCGGAAAGCGTTATTCAGCCACTGGAGCGCGCTGTCAGGCTGAACATGGCAACAGATGAGGAGCGTAGCCGACTGGAAGCATGGGAACGCTACAGTGTTCTGGTCAGCCGTGTGAATCCTGCAAATCCTGAATGGCCGGAAATGCCGCAATAAGTTGTATGAGCTGACATATCTATAGCACAGAGTAAAGCCTAATCTGACAGTCTGCTCTGTGCAAGGAGCGGACATTACCTAACACATTGGTAACCTTCACAGATTTACGCGTTCTACATAGTTAGCATTGTATCTGATGAGTTATCATGTTTTAAAATATCCAACTGATAAATCCACCTGAATACTTTTCACTAATTTTGATTGCATAAAGATCATGAAGAGTTATAAATAAATCATTATCTTCTTTGAAAATTAACTCCTCATATTCTGCCATTATCAAATTATGTTGTGTTGTTAGTTTAGATATGTTATCTATTTCACTGGCAAGCATGGATTTGTTTACATTGGTGTGTGGATCCATGGCAATATATTTCCGCATCAATGGAATTAGTTGATTAGGGTCTATATTTTTTGCATTTTCCTTTGCTTTTTTTTGTCTTTCTGAATAGATGGAGTTAATTGTGTTAGTGTGTTTTTTCGCCAGTCTCTTAAACTCTGGATATGAACCAGTAACTAATGCAAGCTCTTCGTACTTAAGGAACAAATCGATATTGCATTTTTTTACCGTTATTTCAAGATCTTCAACTCTTTTTTTTAACTCTTCATTTGTTTTAATAAGAGACATCGGGAGAACTTCATAATGTTGTCCTAATTCTGAATCAGGGCTCATTGCCATATGTACTATTTCATTATACATGAGCTGATAAGAAGCAGATAACTCTCCATACTTTAGAAATAGTTCATTGTGTGAAGATGAACAAGAACTTTGTAATTTCATCATTGGTCTAAAGTAATCCTTTATAAACTCCTCCTGAAGATCTTGGTCTTTTTTGTAGCTCTCTAGGATTCCAGCAAAAAGAAATGATCCTAAAGATATAGAGATTATGGATATTAGCAATTGACTAAGGAATGATTGTGTTTCATTACTCATAAAACATCCTTAAAAAATAACACGAAAAGTGACTCCTGACAGGGAAGAAACGACAGGTCGGAAACAAACTTAACTGATGAGTTAGCCGTAGTCCAGAACCTTGTTTGAACACTTAGTGTGACTGTTTGCATCTCAGGAATTTGTGCCAATAACATTTGAATCCTTATAATTTATTTAAATCAAATTTAGTTACTCGCTCAAAGCAGGCTGTCAGATTTGATAGCATTTGGGCTATGTAAATTGTCAGGCGGAAAATGAGTGAGTACAAATCAAGACTGGCGGGCGAATTGCCCGCCTTTTCTTTATCTGTTGTTTCATCCACTGACCAGCTAGGTCAAATAGCGTCTCATGCACTGCCCAACAGACAATAGTTGCACCCATTAACCACGGAGTTAAACGGATGAGTGACTATCATCACGGCGTGCAGGTGCTGGAGATTAACGACGGCACCCGCGTCATTTCCACCGTATCCACTGCCATTGTCGGCATGGTCTGCACGGCCAGCGATGCGGATGCGGAAACCTTCCCCCTCAATAAACCTGTGCTGATTACCAATGTGCAGAGCGCAATTGCAAAGGCTGGTAAAAAAGGCACGCTGGCGGCATCGTTGCAGGCCATCGCCGACCAGTCAAAACCGGTCACCGTTGTCGTGCGTGTGGAAGACGGCACCGGCGACGACGAGGAAACGAAACTCGCGCAGACCGTTTCCAATATCATCGGCACCACCGACGAAAACGGTCAGTACACCGGACTGAAAGCCCTGCTGGCGGCGGAGTCGGTAACCGGTGTTAAACCGCGTATTCTCGGCGTGCCGGGACTGGACACCAAAGAGGTGGCTGTTGCACTGGCATCAGTCTGTCAGAAGTTGCGCGCTTTCGGGTATATCAGCGCATGGGGCTGTAAAACCATTTCCGAGGTGAAAGCCTACCGTCAGAATTTCAGCCAGCGTGAGCTGATGGTCATCTGGCCGGATTTCCTCGCATGGGATACGGTCACCAGTACCACCGCCACCGCGTATGCCACCGCCCGTGCGCTGGGGCTGCGCGCTAAAATCGACCAGGAGCAGGGCTGGCATAAAACGCTGTCCAATGTCGGGGTGAACGGTGTTACCGGCATCAGCGCCTCTGTATTCTGGGATTTGCAGGAGTCCGGCACCGATGCTGACCTGCTTAACGAGTCAGGCGTCACAACGCTGATTCGCCGCGACGGTTTTCGCTTCTGGGGTAACCGTACCTGCTCTGATGACCCGCTGTTCCTCTTTGAAAACTACACCCGCACCGCGCAGGTGCTGGCTGACACGATGGCTGAGGCGCACATGTGGGCGGTGGACAAGCCCATCACCGCAACGCTGATTCGCGACATCGTTGACGGCATCAATGCCAAATTCCGTGAGCTGAAAACAAACGGCTATATCGTGGATGCGACCTGCTGGTTCAGCGAAGAATCCAACGATGCGGAAACCCTCAAGGCCGGAAAACTGTATATCGACTACGACTATACCCCGGTGCCTCCTCTTGAAAACCTGACCCTGCGCCAGCGTATTACCGATAAATACCTGGCAAATCTGGTCACCTCGGTTAACAGCAATTAAGGAGCCTGACCGATGGCAATGCCGCGCAAACTCAAGTTAATGAACGTCTTTCTGAACGGCTACAGCTATCAGGGCGTCGCGAAGTCCGTCACGCTGCCAAAACTGACCCGTAAGCTCGAAAACTATCGCGGTGCGGGGATGAACGGCAGCGCACCGGTAGACCTCGGCCTTGATGACGATGCGCTGTCAATGGAGTGGTCGCTCGGTGGCTTCCCGGATTCGGTTATCTGGGAGCTTTACGCCGCAACCGGTGTGGATGCCGTACCGATTCGTTTTGCAGGCTCTTACCAGCGCGACGATACCGGCGAAACGGTGGCCGTCGAGGTGGTCATGCGTGGACGTCAGAAAGAAATCGACACCGGCGAGGGCAAACAGGGAGAAGACACCGAGTCGAAAATCTCCGTGGTCTGCACCTATTTCCGGCTGACGATGGACGGCAAGGAGCTGGTCGAAATCGACACCATCAACATGATTGAGAAGGTGAACGGCGTCGACCGGCTGGAGCAACACCGCCGCAATATCGGCCTGTGATTTTCATCCGGTCAGCCTGGCTGACCGGTTAACCCTGATTCATAAGTGAGAAAACCATGAACAAAGAAAATGTCATTACCCTGGACAATCCGGTCAAACGTGGTGAGCAGGTTATCGAACAGGTCACGCTGATGAAACCCAGTGCCGGGACGCTGCGCGGTGTCAGTCTGGCAGCGGTCGCGAACTCCGAAGTCGATGCACTGATTAAGGAGCTGCCGCGCATGACGGCACCGATGCTGACCGAGCAGGAAGTCGCCGCGCTGGAACTGCCTGACCTTGTGGCGCTGGCCGGTAAGGTGGTCGGTTTTTTGTCGCCGAACTCGGTGCAGTGACGTTTCCAAAAAATCTGTCGGTCGATGACCTGATGGCGGATGTGGCAGTGATATTTCACTGGCCGCCATCAGAACTGTATCCCATGAGCCTGACCGAACTCATCACATGGCGCGAAAAGGCGCTCCGGCGAAGCGGAAACACGAATGAGTAACAATGTAAAATTACAGGTATTGCTCAGGGCTGTTGACCAGGCATCCCGCCCGTTTAAATCCATCCGCACAGCGAGCAAGTCGCTGTCGGGGGATATCCGGGAAACACAAAAATCACTGCGCGAGCTGAACGGTCACGCATCCCGTATTGAGGGATTCCGCAAGACCAGCGCACAGCTCGCCGTGACTGGTCATGCACTTGAAAAGGCACGGCAGGAAGCCGAAGCCCTTGCCACACAGTTTAAAAATACCGAACGTCCGACCCGTGCTCAGGCGAAAGTGCTGGAATCCGCAAAGCGTGCGGCGGAGGACTTACAGGCGAAATATAACCGCCTGACGGACTCCGTTAAACGCCAGCAGCGGGAACTGGCCGCTGTGGGAATTAATACCCGCAATCTTGCACATGATGAGCAGGGACTGAAAAACCGTATCAGTGAAACCACCGCACAGCTTAACCGTCAGCGTGACGCACTGGCGCGTGTCAGTGCACAACAGGCAAAACTTAACGCAGTAAAACAGCGTTATCAGGCAGGCAAGGAACTGGCCGGAAATATGGCCTCAGTGGGCGCTGCCGGTGTGGGGATTGCGGCGGCGGGAACGATGGCCGGAGTTAAGTTGCTGATGCCCGGTTATGAGTTTGCGCAGAAAAACTCAGAATTGCAGGCCGTGCTCGGAGTGGCAAAAGACTCCGCCGAAATGACCGCACTACGCAAACAGGCGCGCCAGCTCGGTGACAACACCGCCGCCTCGGCGGATGATGCGGCCGGTGCACAGATAATCATCGCGAAAGCGGGTGGGGATGTTGATGCCATTCAGGCGGCAACGCCGGTCACGCTGAATATGGCGCTGGCGAACCGCCGCACGATGGAAGAAAACGCCGCCCTGCTGATGGGGATGAAATCCGCCTTTCAGCTTTCAAACGATAAGGTCGCTCATATCGGGGATGTTCTCTCCATGACGATGAACAAAACCGCCGCCGATTTTGACGGCATGAGCGATGCGCTGACCTATGCCGCACCTGTGGCAAAAAATGCCGGTGTCAGCATTGAAGAAACCGCCGCAATGGTCGGGGCGCTGCATGATGCAAAAATCACAGGCTCAATGGCGGGGACGGGAAGCCGTGCCGTGTTAAGTCGCCTGCAGGCACCGACGGGAAAAGCATGGGATGCACTCAAAGAGCTTGGCGTGAAAACCTCAGACAGTAAGGGGAATACCCGACCAGTATTTACCATTCTGAAAGAAATGCAGGCCAGCTTTGAGAAAAACCGGCTCGGTACTGCCCAGCAGGCTGAATACATGAAAACTATTTTCGGGGAGGAGGCCAGCTCAGCCGCCGCCGTGCTGATGACTGCCGCCTCAACCGGAAAGCTGGACAAACTGACCGCTGCGTTTAAAGCCTCAGACGGGAAGACCGCCGAGCTGGTAAATATCATGCAGGACAACCTCGGCGGTGACTTTAAGGAGTTTCAGTCCGCTTATGAGGCGGTGGGGACAGACCTGTTTGACCAGCAGGAAGGCGCGCTACGTAAGCTCACGCAGACGGCCACAAAGTATGTGTTAAAACTCGACGGCTGGATACAGAAAAACAAATCACTGGCGTCAACCATTGGCCTCATTGCCGGTGGTGCGCTGGCGCTTACTGGCATCATCGGTGCAATTGGTCTTGTAGCCTGGCCGGTTATCACCGGCATCAATGCCATCATCGCGGCAGCAGGCGCAATGGGGGCAATCTTCACGACGGTTGGTAGTGCCGTTATGACGGCCATCGGGGCGATTAGCTGGCCGGTTGTGGCTGTGGTGGCCGCCATTGTCGCCGGGGCGTTGCTTATCCGTAAATACTGGGAGCCTGTCAGCGCATTCTTTGGCGGTGTGGTTGAAGGGCTGAAAGCGGCATTTGCGCCGGTGGGGGAACTGTTCACGCCACTGAAGCCGGTGTTTGACTGGCTGGGCGAAAAGTTACAGGCCGCGTGGCAGTGGTTTAAAAACCTGATTGCCCCGGTCAAAGCCACCCAGGACACCCTGAACCGTTGCCGTGATACTGGCGTCATGTTCGGGCAGGCACTGGCTGACGCGCTGATGCTGCCGCTTAATGCGTTCAACAAACTGCGCAGCGGTATTGACTGGGTACTGGAAAAGCTCGGGGTCATCAACAAAGAGTCAGACACACTTGACCAGACCGCCGCCAGAACTCATGTCGCCACGTATGGCACCGGTGGTTATATTCCGGCGACCAGCTCTTATGCAGGCTATCAGACTTATCAGCCGGTCACGGCACCGGCTGGCCGCTCTTATGTAGACCAGAGTAAAAACGAATATCACATCAGCCTGACGGGTGGTACTGAGCCGGGGACACAGCTTGACCGCCAGTTACAGGATGCGCTCGAAAAATACGAGCGGGATAAACGTGCGCGCGCCCGTGCCAGCATGATGCATGACGGTTAAGGAGGTGACGAAAAATGATGCTCGCGTTAGGTATGTTTGTTTTTATGCGCCAGACGCTGCCACACCAGACCATGCAGCGTGAATCAGATTATCGCTGGCCGTCAAATTCCCGTATCGGTAAACGGGATGCCTACCAGTTTCTCGGTGTTGGCGAGGAAAACATGACGCTTGCCGGTGTGCTTTATCCTGAACTGACCGGTGGAAAGCTGACGATGACCACGCTCAGACTGATGGCAGAGGAAGGCCGGGCGTGGCCGTTGCTGGATGGCACCGGCATGATTTACGGCATGTATGTCATCAGCAGGGTGAGTGAAACAGGGAGTATTTTCTTTGCAGACGGCACACCCCGGAAAATTGATTTTACGCTGTCGCTCACCCGCGTTGATGAATCACTGGCCGCGCTTTATGGCGATATCGGTAAACAGGCGGAATCGCTCATCGGTAAGGCTGGCAGTATGGCGACCAGATTCACGGGTATGACGGGGGCGGGATAATGCTGGATGCGCTGACATTTGATGCTGGCAGTACGCTGACGCCGGATTACATGCTGATGCTCGACAGCAGGGATATTACCGGCAATATCAGTGACCGTCTGATGAGCATGACCCTGACGGATAACCGGGGCTTTGAGGCTGACCAGCTTGATATTGAACTGAACGATGCCGACGGGCAGGTCGGGCTGCCGGTTCGTGGCGCTGTCCTGACGGTGTATATCGGCTGGAAAGGTTTTGCCCTGGTATGCAAAGGGAAATTTACCGTTGATGAGGTTGAACACCGGGGCGCGCCGGATGTGGTTACCATCCGCGCCCGGAGTGCAGATTTTCGCGGGACGCTCAATTCCCGCCGGGAAGGCTCCTGGCATGACACCACGCTCGGTGCGATTGTTGAGGCGATAGCCTCCCGTAACAGGCTGGAAGCCAGTGTCGCTCCGTCACTGGCAAGAATTAAAATCCCGCACATCGACCAGTCGCAGGAGTCTGATGCGAAATTCCTGACCCGTCTTGCAGAACGCAACGGTGGTGAGGTCTCGGTAAAAATGGGAAAACTGTTGTTTCTCAAAGCGGGGCAGGGGGTGACGGCCAGTGGTAAAAAAATCCCGCAGGTCACCATAACCCGCAGCGACGGCGACCGCCATCATTTTGCGATTGCTGACCGTGGAGCCTATACCGGCGTAACGGCAAAGTGGTTACACACCAAAGACCCGAAGCCACAAAAGCAGAAGGTAAAACTGAAACGCAAAAAGAAAGAGAAACACCTGCGCGCACTGGAGCACCCGAAAGCGAAACCGGTCAGGCAGAAGAAAGCGCCTAAAGTACCGGAAGCGCGCGAAGGTGAATACATGGCCGGTGAGGCTGACAACGTTTTTGCCCTGACTACGGTATATGCCACGAAAGCGCAGGCCATGCGCGCCGCTCAGGCGAAGTGGGATAAACTGCAACGGGGTGTGGCGGAGTTCTCCATCAGCCTGGCTACCGGTCGGGCAGATATTTACACGGAAACACCGGTTAAAGTGTCAGGCTTTAAGCGCGTCATAGACGAGCAGGACTGGACAATCACTAAGGTGACACATTTTCTGAATAATAGCGGCTTCACGACGTCCCTGGAGCTTGAGGTCAGGCTTTCTGATGTGGAGTACGAAACAGAAGATGATGAGTGATGTTTTTGTTTTATCTGTTTGTTTTATAAGGATAAATTAACTAAAATGGCACCATCAACAAAACCGGAAGAGGTGCTCGCGATGTTTCATTGTCCTTTATGCCAGCATGCCGCACATGCGCGTACAAGTCGCTATATCACTGACACGACAAAAGAGCGTTATCACCAGTGTCAGAACGTGAATTGCAGCGCCACATTCATCACTTATGAGTCGGTACAGCGATATATCGTGAAGCCGGGAGAAGTCCACGCCGTAAGGCCGCACCCGTTGCCGTCAGGGCAGCAAATTATGTGGATGTGATCACAAAAATAGCCCCTCAGTTGAGTAATGCCGATCAGTTAAGGATCAGTTGACCGATCCAGTGGCTGTGTAAGAATCCGGAAACGCTCACTTGTTTCCGGATTTTTTTATGCACATTGGACAGGCTCTTGATCTGGTATCCCGTTACGATTCTCTGCGTAACCCACTGACTTCTCTGGGGGATTACCTCGACCCCGAACTCATCTCTCGTTGCCTTGCCGAATCAGGTACTGTAACGCTACGCAAGCGCCGTCTTCCCCTCGAAATGATGGTCTGGTGTATTGTTGGCATGGCGCTTGAGCGTAAAGAACCTCTTCACCAGATTGTGAATCGCCTGGACATCATGCTGCCGGGCAATCGCCCCTTCGTTGCCCCCAGTGCC